TCCTAACTTGTTGTAACAAATATCCTAAACTTTTCTTTTTCATAATAATCTCCCTTAACTCCACCAAATCAGGTGGAGTTTTTTGGCTCTATTTCAGGCTTTTGGGGACTATTCTAAAAATCATTTTTCGATATTTTTCGGTATTTTTCGGATTTTGGTCGGGGAATTGGCGGGGACTTTTTGAGGTTTTGGCGGGGATTTTTTAGCGAATATGACTAAGAAATAGGTCTGTTGTCGCTTCAGCAAGTTCGTCCTCTACTTGATTGTAACGATCGGTCATATAGACTTTTGTATGGCCCAGCGCCTGGCTTAATTGTTCAAGCGGAACCCCTGCAATAATGCTTTGAGTTGTGAAGAAGTGGCGCATCATGTGAGGTGTTACATGCAATCCTGTCGCTTCATTCACTAGATTGAAGTTTCTATTTAACTGGTTTGGATTGATGAGACCACCTTTTTCGTTCAGGGTGATATAATCTTTTTGTTGTTCCTTGATAATTCCTAACTTTCGCTTAATCTTAGAAGCTTCATCTATTAGATAATAGATCAGGTCCGTTCCGACATCATCAAGGCAAATATATCGCTCTGAATCCTTCGTTTTAAGCCCTCCTTTCCCTTTTAAGGTCTGGTTGCTTCGACTATCTCTAAGATGCAGTATAGCCCGTCCGCTGTCGTTCTGAGTGACGTCCATTGGGCGCAATCCAAAGACTTCTCCTCTTCTTAACCCAAAAATGGTCAGATAGGTTAGAGCGTAGAATTGTTTTGACATGATTTCTTCTGCCTTTGCTATCCAGGTCTTGAACTCTTTGAGAGTCACTTTCTTGTTAGCAGCAGGGATATCACTCTGGCCGATGAAAACACCTTTCAAGCGATTTGAGAGCAGATTCCCATTTTTAACGGCATCATTCAGAAATGCCATGAAGCTGGAATTGAGGGTTTGGACAGTGTATCTAGTATGGTTCTGCAACTTTTCAGCGATAAAGAGTTCATACTCATTTCTATCCAAATTTTTAAGCATGGCAGAACCAAACTTTGGCTTGATATGGTTCTTGTAGAGATTGTCATTGAGGTAGTAGGAAGTGTCATTCCAGCGTCCTGTAGATAATCTCTTTTCAGAGTAGATATCCCAATACTGATCGAGTGTTAGATTCGTATTGATACCTAATTCCAGGTCTTGGATTTGTTGCTCAATCTCTGTCAAGGCTGCACGAGCTTGTGGAAGGGTTGTGAGACCACTTTTAGTAATCTCTTTCTTTTTACCATGAAAATAGAAAGAGCGTCTGATGTAATAACGTTTGCCTTTGGCAGTTTCATAGTAATAGATATTTGGGTATTTTGTTTTATTATATTTCATTGTATTCTCCTTGTTTATCGGCTTCTGGACAAGGTCTAAACATTGAGAATATTGACATCACCCCTTTCATGGTGTAAAATAGGGTATAGAAAAGAGGCCTTTTTAATGGCTGATTTTTTATAAGGGTGAGCTTCACAATCAAACTTTGGCGAGGGCGATTGTGGGGCTTTTTTGTTATTTCTTGACTTTATCTTTTAAAGCTTTTTCAATGGCTTGTTTTAATTCTAAGATAGCTGCTTTGTCTTCTTTGAGAAAAGTCACTGTATTTTCATCTTTGACTGCATCAAAAACACCACCTTTTGTATCAGATGATCCAGGATAGACCAACTGAAGGTAACCAACAGTTGCACCTGGCTCTTTTAATTGATAAGCAGTAATTTCTGATAACAGAATTGACTTTTCTCCATCCAATCCATGAAGTAAAACATTTGAAACATTTGACTTTCTTGCAATCCTGATAAAATAATCATCGATTCTTACAACAGTTTTTGATTTCTTAAACTCAAAAATTCGCTCATTCGGTTCCTCTGTGAAGAGTTCAACCTCTAAACTTTCATCTTGCTTTTTACCAAACAATGCCATAAGTGGTTCCTTTCTTTTTCTGCTTCAGCAGTTTATAAACATATTTAACCAACTAAAGTCTGATATTCCTCTTTTACCATGATTTCATTTGTCATAGTTTTTAGATCGTAGTAGGACATGAATTTGAGGTAATCAAACTCTGTTGGGTCGTCTAAGCTTTCTAGTGCGTCTTTTACGAGATGATGGATCATATTCCTATCAGCTTCGTTTTCACAGCGTAGGCGAGCATTCTGGTATTCTGAGCGTGTGTGGTCCTTGTGGCCGAGCTCGTGTAGAAGCACCTTAACTCTCTCTTTTTTACTGAGTTTACTCGACAGGAAAGCTGTCTTGGTTTCTTTTTCGTAAAATCCAAGTTCATCAGGCATCAAATCTCCATCAAAATCGATAATACGAATCTGAAAATGACTTATAATTTCTTTTTCGGTCACTAAGCAATACCTCTAATCACCAGCTTCCTTCAGATAGCCTTCAATGATAGACTGGATGATTTTCTTCTTTTCATCTGTTAATTCTCGGCCACCAAACATCATGACATTAGATGCCATTTCTTCAACGTTTAGAGTCTTACCTTCCCATTTGTAGTCATGACTACCAGCGATTGCTGGGTTATCCGTGCGACCAAGTAAATAATCTGTGGACACGTTGAAGTAGTCAGCAATCATTGAAACTCGTTCAACATTTGGTGTGGATTTCTTCATGTTATAAATTGTATTTCTGCTAAAACCTAGTTTTTCTTCAAGTTTATTTAATGAAATACCTTGTTTGTCAGCCAATTCTTTTATTTTTTCAAATATGAAAAACATTGATACATCAACCTTTCTAAGGCATGACAAAAAATATTTAATAAATTTACTACAAAATCGTTGACAAAGTTTAATAAATTTACTACAATAGTTTTTGTAAGCTAAAGAGTTAGCGAACAAGACAACTAAAAAATAAAGCCTAATGAAACTGATTGGCGTCCGTTTTCTAGGTAGAACCTTACTTTTTAGTAGGTCTTTTCTCTATGTTTTGATTTTAATAAATTTATTTATCAATGTCAAGAAATTCGCTAACTTTTTAGATAATTTTTTAAAAAGGAGGTCAGGGATGAACGAAGAAGACCTGAAAGAATTATTGGAACTCTTAGCGACAGATTATGGGCGAGGGTATCTAGATGGAGTAGTTGGGGGACTTTCAATGCTTTTGAAAATTTCAAAAGAAGTAGAGAAATATAGAAAGGAAAAACATGAGTAAAGAACTAAAGATAATCAAGGCTAAAATCAAAACTCGTTTGATTGAGCTGGATATGACTCAAGCCGAGTTGGCAAAACAAGTATTTGTCGCGCCATCAGTTATTTCAGAGCTTCTGAAGTATGGAAAAGGAAGTGATTATGTGAAAGAAAAAGTCGTAGATATTTTGGGTATTGAGAACCCTTGGAAAAATCACTGAGAGGTTCATATATGCAAGCGAGAATAATACAGAATTGGCAGAAGAAAAATCACCAACTTAGTCAGCTGATGATCGATAGTCTTGAGGGACTAGATGTTTGGGAAACTATTTTAACACTAGGAAAGGTAAGAAGAGGAATATTATGAACGAAATTTTTAATTTTCACGGGCAGGAAGTCCGTACTTTGACAATCGATGACGAACCTTGGTTCGTTGGGAAGGATGTTGCAGATATCTTAGGATATGCGAATTCAAGAAAAGCAATTTTTGACCATGTAGATGATGACGATAAGACAGATGGGGTAACGATTCGTGACGCCATGGGTAGAAATCAAAACCCTATCATCATTAACGAATCTGGTCTCTACTCTCTCATTCTTTCAAGTAAGCTTCCACAAGCTAGAGAGTTCAAGCGCTGGGTTACATCAGAGGTCTTGCCAGCCATTCGAAAGCAGGGTGGATTCATACGTGAGGATTTGGACGAGGATGCCTTTATTGCTCTATTCACTGGCCAAAAGAAATTGCGTGAGCAACAAGCGACCATGCTAGAAGATATTGACTACCTCAAGAGTGAGCAACCGATTCATCCTAGCTATGCTCAATCATTACTGAAGAAGCGCAAAGCTCGTGTCGTGGCTTGCTTAGGTGGTATTGATAGTCCAGCTTATGCGGATAAGACTTTCGCTCAGTCAGTCTTTAGACAAGCTGAGATTGATTTCAAAGACCACTTCAACATTAGTCGCTATGATTTGCTACCGAAAAAGTTTGCAGATGCAGCCTTGGCCTACTGGATGACGTGGGAGCCAAGCACAAACACTAAGATGAAAATCATGAAATTAAACTCATTTGATGACATCTAGAAAGGGGAAGAAGATGGACAATGTTCTACTTTCACTGTCTGAATGGATTAAATCTATTATCAAGGACACAATCACAAGGCTAGTCGAAATAGAAAAAGATAGTGATCACTATCCAGAGTTGATGGATGTGAACACTACCTGCGAATTTCTAGGAATTAAGTATGCCACCTTTTCAGATAATTATCGTTACTTAAAGGGATTTCCAAAGGAATTACCTGGTAAGAAATGGTCAAAAAGAGCCATCAAAGAATGGCTCTCTAATCAAATATAATAACTTTACTAAAAGGCTTCTGGACAAGGTCTTAGCAAAATTATTTGACTATATTATAGCACAAAAAGAGGATAAAAAAATGAACAATTTACAAATTATCGCAGTAGGCACAGTAGTATCAGTGGTATTGATTGAATCACTGATGATGAATATCAAGCTAAAAATGGCAATGAGACAGAAAAAGAAGATTCAATTTCAAGCGCCACAAGCTAAAAAAGGGTTTATCGACTTTAAAACTGGTCGACGTGTGGACATTGATCCCGTGACACGAAAAGAAACATTTGTGGATTAGTAGAGAAACGGAGGGTATCAATGGTAGTTAAAAACAAGCGATACTACTGGATTCAACTAGCTCAGGATTTTTTCAAATCCAAAGAAATGAAATTGCTTCGTAAGATTGCAGGTGGCGATACCCACACTATCATCTATCTCAAAATGATGTTGATTAGTTTAGAGGATGGCGGGCACATCTACTATGATGGACTTGCTGACAATCTAGCTGAAGAAATTGCTCTTGTCATTGATGAAAACGTTGAAGATATCAAAATTACATTGATTTTTTTAGAAAGCAAAGGATTGCTGACTAGAAACTCTGACCGTGATTATTTTTTAGAGCAAGTTCCTGAGATGGTTGGTAGTGAAACAGCAAGTGCCAGAAGGGTTCGTAAGTTTCGAGAGAATCAATTAGCGTTACAATGTAACAACGATGTAACAAAGCGTAACGGAGATATAGATATAGAGAAAGATATAGATACAGAGATAGAGAAAGATGTAGATAAAAATCCAGTCGCAATCATCGTGGAAGAATATCAATCTCGTATTGCTCCGTTAGATGGGACTCAATTTGAAATCTTAAAAGAGTTCATCACATTAGATGGCATGGAGGAAAAGGTTGTCTTGAAAGCAATTGGTCTTGCTGCTGATAATGGTAAAAGGAATTTTAGTTATATCAGAGCGATTTTGACGAATTGGAAAAACGATGGAGTTTTGACGATTGCAGCAGTCGATGAACGTGAGCGAGCGTACAAAGAAAGCAAAATCAGCAAACGTCCAGGTAATGAAAAATCAAATGTTCCTGAGTGGTCTCAACCCAACTATGTAAATACTACGAGTGAGGAGACCAAGGAAGAGCTTGAGCAGAAGAAGAAAGAAATGTTAGAAAGGCTCGAGAAAGGAAGAAACTGATGTTTATTTTGAAACATGGAACAAAAGAAGAAAAACCGTACTTAATGTCTGCTAAAATCGGTGTGACTGAAATTGATATCTCTTTTTCAGAAGAGAGGGGAGCTATTCGGTTTGTTTCTCGTGCAGTCGCAATGCAGGTGGCCAAGGCACTAAGATCATTTGGGAATTTTTATGTGATTCAGGTGAAGGGATGATTGGAGGTATCGATCATAAAGAAAATGACAGTCTGGGCACTCTTTGATAGTGGTAACGGTTCTTACTTCAAGGGTGCTAACTCTCTGAATAGTTTTGGGGGGGCGAATATTGAAATCTATTCAATCGGAATGGATATAGAAAACAAGAACAATCATTTCATAAATCTAGACCTTGCTGACTATGGGCGTTTATTTGGAGACAACACACTTTTTGACGAACTTGACAAGTTGCCAAAACCTGACCTTGTAATAGCTAGTCCGCCATGTGAATCATGGTCAAATGCTTCTGCCATGGAAAATGGAAATGCGTGTTGGAAACGCAATGATGTTTCTGATAGCTTGTTTGCTCCTCAAGTAAGACCTTCACCATTCACAATCCGTTCAAAACAGGATTACGAATTGGCCTATATAAATTATCAATATGATAGGCAATTTTTAAAAAGGGTCAATGGTGAGCTAACAGCTTTCAACACAATAGAAATCATAAAAAGATACAGACCACAATTTTGGGTTATTGAGAATCCAGCTGCTGACAGACTGTGGCCTTACATTGAGGATATTATTGGATTCAGAATTCCATACAAAAATCTAGCTAGATACAATAATTATGATTATCCTTTACAAAAACGGACGATTTTTGGAAGCAATATTGAACTTAATCTTAAAAATAAAATTATCGAGCAGGACATAGAGTGGAAGAACTTCTCAAAATCATACAACGAGAGATCTAATATACCTGAAAAATTGGTGTCAGAAATTTTCGAAAAAATCTACAAGGAGTTTTGCAAAGATGATTGAGCTCTACTTCATTTATAACGGTCACCGCAAGATACTCATTGGGAGTTTTGGCCATATACATAGCGCAATCAATGAATTAAAGAAACATCAAGCTAGTTACTCAGCAATCAGTCATCCACGATTTCGGAAAAGCATGAGTGGTGAGAACATCAGGATTGACTACGGATCAGTTGACTGCTACTACTTGATTACGAAGAAAAGAGAGGAAAAATAAGATGAATACAAAAATGAATTTGGAAGAAAAGGTTCAACAATGGTTTATTGACAGAAACTTACATGAAGCAAATCCTGTCAAACAGTTCTTGAAGCTTATGGAAGAGTCAGGAGAATTGTTCGAAGGCATTGCAAAGGATAAATCTGAACTGATTTACGATGCGCTCGGAGACATTCAGGTAGTCTTGATTGGGCTTGAACAACAGATCAAGAACGGCGCTCAGATTTCAGCCAATCAACAGGAACTTGAATTGCTGCTGATGGTTTCGAGTTTAGGGAACATTTCTCAGAAACTATACGCTCATATTTGTCACAATGAGACACAGATTCCTTTAATCAAAGCAGATTTGATGTTTCTTGACAGCGTGATCAGTACGGTTTCATTTTGCAATGGCACTACAGCTGAAAGTTGCTTAAAAGAAGCTTATGAAGTCATTAAGGACCGTAAAGGTAAGATGATTGACGGAGTGTTTGTCAAAGAGGAGGATTTATAAAATGAAAAAACTAGGTATTGTTTTAGGAGCGGTATTTGTAATCGTTGTATCTCCGTTCGTTGTTCAGTACGGATGGAATGAAATCATCACAACGATTGTCCCAGTTGGTAAAATTACAGTCTGGCAAGCATTAGGGATGGATGCACTACTATCTTTCATCTGGCCTGTACTATCTAGCAAAAAAGAATCTGAAGAGGATTATTCGTATGCTGTGAAGAGCAGTATTTCGAAAATCATTACATGTGCATTTTTGATATGGTTAGCTAGTTTGTTTATTTAAGGAGGATTTGGGATGATACCAAAATTTAGAGTGTGGCTTCCAGATGAAGAAAAAATGTTGAGGATTAAGGCTCTTGTTTTTGAGAATGACAAAACGAGGTGTATTTGTGGATATGCTTTTGACTTTTATCTTGAAGATGAAGATGCAACTATCATGCAATCAACAGGGCTCAGAGACAAGAATGGGCAAGAAATCTTTGAAGGGGATATCGTTCGATTTTTCGATAGTCTATATACTGTTTTTTATGATATCAAGGAAGGAAGCTATCGATTAAAACCACACGACGATAGATGGGTTGTAGATTATATGTCGAATTTTTCAAGTGAAGAAAGTTTTGAAATCGTCGGAAATATTTATGAAAACAAGGAGTATTTATGATTATTATTAATACAAATCCTAAAAATCCACTTTTGGGAAAAGTAGAAGAAGAGCTTGATTTTTTAGGAGTCAATTACGAAATTAAAAAATCATGGACAGATGAACTCATTAAACAATGTTTTATCAATAATTTTGAATTTTGTTCAGGGCATTACATGAGCCAAATTAGAAATTTGAATCTTGATCAAGCTTTAGAAATGTTACACCAAAACCCTAAAATGTTAAGAAAATTCATTGTTATAAAAGGAAATAAGTCGATAGCGGATTTTCCCAAAATAAGTCTTGTTAGAAAACAATTGAAAGGGTTATTAAAATGAGCAAAGAAGCAAGAATGTTTTACAATCACATTAAAAAACAACTGGTCTATGTTCCGAATACATCGATTGCTGAAAGGTTGAAAAAACATATTTTAGCACATCCGAATTTTAATAGTAGTAGAAGTTTTTTAGATGCTGTTGTTGCAAATTATTGCGTCAACAGAAAGAAAGATAAGTTACCTAGTCGTGAAGTGCTTGATTGGTTAGGTAAGTTTCTAGATGTAAACTACGAAAATCCAAAGTTTTTGGAGGTGGAGTGATGGAAGAAACAGAATTGGAAAAATACGAGCGTATGCTTAAGGAATTACCAAAATATCCAACACCTTTTTTAAGTCACGCAATAGGTTATGTTAGTACCAAAATTGACTGATTGAAAGAAGTTGGAAAACGAAAAATAGCTAGCAAGGAGGCAAAGGAATGAAACGCTTTTTAATCGGTTATGCCTTACTCACGACTTGCTTGTTATTCATGCAACGCAGTCAGCTAGATAAACCCTTGCTAGTCTATCATGCTGATAGTAAACATCATATAACTGGCAAGGTTGAAGCTAAGAAGAAAATCGGAAGTCTTTTCACTATCACGGTTGACGGAAACGTGTTTGTGGTTAGTGAAGACAAATACAATAATATAGAAATTGGAAATGAGGTAGAAATTTAGATGGAAGAAAAAGAGTTAGAAGAACTTGCTTTTGTTTTTCAAGTAGGGCAGCTCGTTTTGAATACAGCAAAGTCAATTATTAAAGATGAGAATTTGTTAGGAAGTAACGGGACGTTCGTTATTGACGGGAACAAGTTTATGATAAAGATATCAGAGGTATCTGATGAACAGAAGAAGGAGGACTAAAACACATGAATACACTAGAAAACGTAAAGCAATGGTTTATTGATCGTGACTTAGAAAACGGTGGACGGTTAGACAAGCAGTCACTCAAGTTGAGTGAGGAATTCGGAGAGCTGTGCGCTGGTTATCTCAAGAAGAATGAGAAAGTCACAAAGGACAGCATCGGAGATTGTGCAGTCGTGATTGTCGGTTTAGCCTTGCTCATCAAGGAAGATGTGAATCAGATTTTCAAAGAATCTGATAATATCAAGAGAAAAGATGCAATGGAAAGCTTCATCTCACTTAATGCAAATATTAGTGAGTTTCAACTCTCACAAGGATTTGCTAGCAAGGTATTGTGCAGACATAATCTAGTACGCTCGATCGGTTATCTGAAATCAATCAGCAATGCGCTTGGATATGATTTTGATGAATGTTTTGAACTGGCTTACCAAGAAATCAAAGATCGTAAAGGTCGCTGGATTGACGGAAGTTTCGTGAAAGAGGAGGATTTGTAAAATGAAAAAACTAGGTATTGTTTTAGGTTCTGTATTTGTAATCATTGTATCGCCATTTGTGATTCAGTATGGTTGGAATGAAATCATCACAACGATTGTCCCAGTTGGTAAAATTACAGTCTGGCAAGCATTAGGGATGGATGCACTACTATCTTTCATCTGGCCTGTACTATCTAGCAAAAAAGAATCTGAAGAGGATTATTCGTATGCTGTGAAGAGCAGTATTTCGAAAATCATTACATGTGCATTTTTGATATGGTTAGCTAGTTTGTTTATTTAAGGAGGATTTGGGATGAGACCGAAGTACAGAGCGTGGGATAGAACGAGAAACGAAATGAATTATAGAGTCATGGTAGGCAATTGTGATACAGATGATGAAAACTGGACTTGTCCTATCATTTGGATTGAAGAAAGAAAAAAGTGGTTACATTTTGATGACTATGGATGTATCATGCAATCAACAGGACTCAAAGACAAGGAAGGTACAGAAGTTTTTGAAGGTGATATCTTACATCATCAGATACAGACAGAATATACCTTTATTGTCAAATACGACAAAGACAAAGGTCGCTGGTACGGTGATGGTCTGAGTCGTACCTATCGGATTGACATCACAAAGGAATTTTTACAATACTACAAAATAATCGGCAACATCTACAAAAATCCTGAGCTTTTGGAGGAGATGGAACATGAGAATTAAAACATCAAACGACTCTATAATCAACGTTGATAGCGTGAAGCATAGCATCACAATTGAAGGAGTCGAGTTTGGTTCAGATTGTAGTGCTTTAGTATCTAAGAACAAAGACGGGACAGGAACGATCACTCTGATATTTGAAGGAAAAATTATTTGAAATACACGAGGAGATTTGCAAGATGCAGCTAAGATTAAAAGAACTTAGAGAGGACCTAGGGCTCTCTGTCAAAGATATGGCTAGGGATACGGGTGTTTCTCAAAATACAATTCATCTGTATGAACGCGGCGGATACCCGTCTATTAAGCAAATTGAAATGATTGCTAAAACCTATGATGTGAATCCTGCATGGTTAGTTGGATGGATAGATGATGAAATGATGCCTGCAATTCAAGTAGTTGAGAAAGTGATCTATAAAGAAAGCCCAACAGCAAGGTTGCCAGATTACCACAACAACAATAATGACGGTAAGCTTATCAAGTGGAAGCAGTCACGAAGATATCGAGGGGGTAGAAATTGAAAAAATTGAGCGACGAAGACCTCAAAACATTAGACAGAGAACTTTTCAAATTTCAAAACATTCAACGCACAATAGACTTAAGAAGGCTAGAATTAGAAACCAGAAACCCAGATGCTCAAAGTGGACCTACTGTGGGAATAAGCAAACCTACCGAAACTATCGCAATCAGAATAGCGGATGATCCAACCTTAAAATTTCTCGAAGGGTTCAAAGCTATTATTAACAAACTCCTGATCAATCTAGTTGATGAGGATAAGGAAATCTTTAATCTGCGCTGGAGATATCCTCAACTGAGATGGGAAGAAATAGCAGAACAGAAATTCATGAGCAAAGCTACAATCTATCGACGTAGAAGGATTATCCTAGAACAGTACGCTATTTTGAAAGGTGAGCTATAAATAAACATGAGACAAAAGACATCTTGAAGTCTCACAAAAAAAGGGTTATTATGATAGCATGAACTTCTGAAACAAAAACACACATCACACTTTAGGAGTCATCCTTAATTCTAGTCAGAAAAGTTGTCCAACAGAAGTATCGTCAAGAGTCAGCAAATGCTGGCTTTTTGTTTTGGGAAAGGAGGTAGAATATGGAATTTGTATCACCGATAAAAGATAATGACGTCATTCAGGCAATGAAAGATTATCTCAGAGAGTGGAATGAGATGTATTATATGCTATTCATCACAGGTCTGAATACTGGTTTGCGAGTCGGAGATATACTTACATTGAAAGTTAAAGATGTCCAGGGATGGCACATCAAGCTGAGAGAACGGAAGACTGGCAAGCAGATAACAAGACGGATGACAAAAGAACTCAAGAAAGAAATGAGAAGATATGTCGAAGACAAACCATATCATCATTTCTTATTCAAGAGTAGGCAAGGGAAAAATAAAGCAATCACTCGTGAGAGAGCCTATCAAATTATTCATGAGGCTGCTGAAGAACTTGGCATTGATAATGTTGGAACACATACAATGCGAAAAACGTTTGGTTATAAATATTACAACAAGACAAAGGACGTAGGAACATTACAAAAAATGTTCAATCACTCATCACCTGCAATTACCCTGAGATACATAGGAATAGAACAAGCAGAGCTTGATGATGCTTTACGGAACTTTGTCATTTAAATTTTTTTAGATATTACTTTCACATAATGAGTTAAGCATAAACTGAAAAAATGAAACTCTTTAAAACCCATGCTTAGTAAGGCTTTGAGATTTAGAGTGAGTTTAACAAAATATAAGATATGTGAAAATGAGGGATAAAATTGGTATAGTTACAAGAGGTATGACTATGATAAAAATACTGAAAAGAATTTTGAATTTGATTTATAAAAAAATATCAAGCAAAGATAAAATTCAAATTTTAGGAAGCGTTGGCGATGAAACTTTAAACCTCGAAGTAAGCGACATGGGGATACAAGGGAAAATTGCGGTTAGTGAAATTCATCCAGAATCATTTAGATTTTATAAGTACATCAATGACAACAAAATCATTTCTATTTGCGAATACAAAAAAACAAAAAAGAAAGAATGAGACAAAAGACATCTTGAAGTCTCACAAAAAAAGGTTTATTATGGTAGCATAGTTTTCTTGTATGAGGAGGGGATAGGTCACTGGCCTGTCCCTTTTAGTATTGGAAAGGAGGTTTGCCATGTACAACAAACCTATCAGACCATCCTTGAAGTCTAAGAAGTGGGAGAAGTTTCGTGATAAGATTATGCGGAAGTTCGACTATCTTTGTCAAGAAAGTTTGAGATACGGAATTTCAGTAGCAGCTGAAATGGTACATCATATCTTCCCTGTATCCGAATATCCTGAACTTGAATTCGTTGAGTGGAATTGTTTGCCATTGACAAACAAGAAACACAATACATTTCACGACAGAAAGAATGATAAGATTATCAATCAAGGATTGTTTTGGCAAAGAAAGAGAAAAAAGGAATTTGAAGAATTTTATGGATACCCCCCACCTCTTTAAAAAATCATTTTGGCCAGTAGGGTACCGGTGAAGGGAACTTTTTCCAAGTCGGAGGCCTTCAAACAAAAAGGGGGTAAAAACTAAGCGATTTTGACGAAAGGAGGTAGTTTTTGGCTAAACCAATTACAGCAAAGTCGATTAAGACAAAAGTAGTCAAGCAGATGAAAGACTTGGGCACTTATCGTAAAGAGTTCGAAATGATCATTGATATTTTTGCAGGAATGCTCTATCAGTATCAGAAACTTGCTCAAGATTATGCTGACATGGGTTATCCAGTAACAGACACCTACGTCAATAAGGCTGGTGCAGAGAATGAGCGCAAAGTTCCAATCTTGACAGCGATGGAAATTTTGAGGAAAGACATCCTCAGCTACTCTAATCAGTTGATGATGAATCCTAAGTCGCTCGGTGAGGTAGTAGAACAAGAAGGTGATTCAGTTCTTACTGAGGTCCTGAAGTTTAAGAATGAACTGAAAAAGAAGCGAGTGAAAGATGGATAAAGACTTTGAAAAACGTTTTGCCGATTTTCGCCACGCTACAACCAATTTTGGAAAAGCTAAAGCCTATGTTGATTATGTCCTGAGCTATCAAGAGGAACATAACGAAGAACGGATTTTGGCTGCTGAACGCTTTTTGAGGGATTTGGAAAATCCAGCATATGAGCTTGATGAGGATATAGTGGATTTTGCCGTTCACTTCATTGAGAACTCAATTGTTCATCAGCAAGGAGATGACATGTTTGCCATGTCTATCCGTAACAAGCCTTTGATTTTGCAACCGTGGCAACATTTCACGGTTGTCAATCTCTTTGGGTTTTATCACGCTGGTACGAACGAGCGTAGGTTCAAAGAAGCCTTGATAATGCTGGCACGGAAAAACGGCAAGACCAGTTTTACTGCTGCTATTGCTTTGCTTTATCAGATTTTGGATGCCGATAGTGGTTCAAAATGCTATATCGTGGCCAACTCTGTCAAGCAAGCGCTGGAAGCCTTTAATTTCATCAAGTTCAACGTGGAACGATGGAATGAGAAATCTATCCGTATCAAGGACAATAACCAAGAACACTCTATCACAGCTAATTTTGGAGATGATGGGTCATTCTATATTCAGGCCTTGGCCAACGATGAGAGCCGTTTGGACTCTCTCAATGGCAATGTCACAGTCATCGATGAAGCTCACACGATGAGGAATAGTAAGAAGTATGGTCTTATGAAGAAAACAATGTCAGCATACCGAAACAGTATGCTTTTTGTTATCTCAACGGCTGGTGATATTCCTACTGGATTTCTTGCTAACCGCTTGAAATACTGTCAGAAAGTGCTCAAGCAGTTGGTACAGGATGAGGCTTTATTTATATTTATTTGTAAAGCTGACCAGACGACCGATGGAGACGTGGGCGATTACCTGGACGAGAATGTTCTTAAAAAAGCAAATCCTTCGTGGGGTGTGACGGTATCGCTCAAGGCTCTGAGAGAAGAAGCAGAGCAAGCTATGAACGATCCACAGACTAGGAATGAGTTCTTTAACAAGACATTGAATGTATTTACTAACTCGATGAACGCTTATTTCAATCCTGATGAGTTCATTGCTTCAGACAGTCGCTATGATTGGACCTTAGAGGAGCTGGCACGCTTGCCTATCCAGTGGTATGGTGGGGCTGATTTGTCAAGGTTGCATGACTTGACCGCTGCTGCTCTTTATGGAGTTTACCATGATGGTGAGAAAGATGTTGATATTTGTATCACACACGCTTTCTTTCCTCGTGTCAACGCTCAAAAGAAAGCCAATGATGACGGGATTCCACTCTTTGGCTGGCAGTCTGATGGTTGGTTAACAATGAGCAATACTCCGACCGTTCTCTATGATGATATTGTTAAATGGTTCATCAAGATGAGAGAGAAAGGGTTCAAGATTGCTGCTGTTGGGATGGATAGGAAGTTTGGCCGTGAGTTTCTGACGAAGATGAAACAAGCTCGGTTTAAGATGATTGACCAACCACAGCTTTTTTATCTGAAATCAGAGGGGTTCAGACGGATTGAGTTCAAAGTTAAGAATAAAGAATTTTACTATCTTCATTCTGACGCTTACGAATACTGTGTGAGCAACGTTAGAGCAATTGAAAAGGTGGACGATGCTGTGCAATATGAGAAATTAGATGGTGACGGTGGTACTGCAAGAATTGACTTGTTCGATGCCAGCGTTTTTGCTTGCATTCAAGCTCTTGCTAATCTTGGTAAGAATCAGAATGTCATGAGCTTCTTTGATTAGAGAAAGGAGGTGAGGAAAGATGGGGCTTTTAGATAGGTTTTTGAAACGTGGTAAGAGTCGAGGTGGAACGAATGTTATCACTCATTCAGATTTTGGACTTTATATTGACGGTGATAGCTATGTGCCTTTGGCCCGCAATCCTGATGTGATTGCTGCGGTCAACAAAATTGCTGACATGGTGTCGAACATGACTATTCACTTGATGGAGAATACTGATAAAGGCGATATCCGAATAAAAGACGGACTGGCTCGCAAGATCGATGTAAACCCATGCGACAATATGACTCGCAAAACTTGGATTTTCAAGATTGTGCGTGACCTGTTGCTATTTGGTGACGGAAATTCAGTTCTTCATGTTGAGTATGATCCTGTGAATGATTATATTTTGAACTTGAGACCATTCGCAATGAGTGAGGTCTCTTTCAAAAGCGATGATGTTGGTTATATCGTGAATTATCGTGGTATCGACTACAACCCAAGCGAAATCGTGCACTTTGTAATCAACCCAGATCCAGACAATCCATTTGTAGGAACTGGCTACAGACTTGCTCTGAGGGATATTGTTAGGAATTTAAACCTTGCAACTCAAATTAAAAAAGGTTTTATGAGTGGCAAGAACGTTCCTAGCTTGATTGTTAAGGTTGATTCTTCTAGTGGGGAATTAGGAACACAAGAGGGACGTGACCAGGTCGCTAAGAAATATCTTAGCACTAGTCAAGCTGGTGAGCCGTGGATTATTCCTGATGCCTTGCTAGAGGTTGAACAGGTCAAGCCATTAAGTTTGAAAGATATTGCTATCAATGAATCTGTTGAAATTGACAAGAAAACAGTTGCTGGGCTTTTGGGAGTGCCAGCTTTTATTTTGGGAGTTGGTAGCTTTGACAAAGAAGAATACAACAACTTTGTCAATACAACGGTCATGAGTATCGCTACGACGATCACTCAGACCTTAACGAGAGACCTACTCGTTTCAAATAATCGGTATTTCAAACTTAATGCTCGCTCGCTTTATTCGTATGACATTACAGAATTGTCTTCAGTTGCTGAACAGATGACTAAAAGTATGGCAATGCGTCGAAACGAGTGGAGGGATTGGCTTGGGATGCCACCAGATCCTGATATGGATGAGCTCCTCGCTCTTGAAAATTATCTACCGCAAGACAGACTTGGGGACCAGAAAAAACTGAAAGGGGGTGAGGAAGAGAATGAACAAACGGAATAGTTATCGTACTGCTCAGTTCAAGACACGAGAAGAAAGTGATACTGGTGATTTGATTTTGAGTGGGTACTTTATCAAGTTTGATGAAGTTACTGAATTATGGCCAGGTTACTTTGAGGTGATTAAGCGTGAAGGTGTTGAAAAAGCAATCCAAAACGCAGACATCAGGGCATTGTTTAACCATGATGATAGTTTGGTGCTTGGTCGGACTGGTAATGGAACGGTCATTTTGGGAGTTGATGAAATCGGACTTTACGGGGATATCATCATCAACAAAGATGATCCGCAAGCTGTTGGAGCCTATGCTCGTGTTCAGCGTGGCGATGTAATTGGATGTAGCTTTGGTTTCATCCCAATCAAAATCAATACGGAAGAGCAAGCAGATGGTTCGTACCTGGACACTATCTTGGAATTAGAAATCTTTGAAGTGAGTCCATGTACTTTCCCAGCCTATCCACAAACGGAAATTGCTGCACGACAGAAAGACTTTGAAAGTCAACAGCGTGCCAATCGTGAAGCGCTGGACAAGCGCAAGAAAGAAATTAAGGAGAAATTTAATCTATGAACAAACTATTGATTTTGGGCGCTCGTATGCGCAACAAAGCAGACAAAGTGGTAAAGCTTGAACAATCAATTGAAGAATTGAACAAACGCTCTGAACTTGAAGCGAAGAAATTGGAACAAGCTGGAACTGACGAAGAAGTTTCAGCGGTTGAAAAGAACCTGGAAGACATCCAAAAAGAATTGGATGAAAAAATGGCAGAAAAAGAACAACTTGAAAAGGAAATCGAAGATTTGCAAAATCAAGTTGAAGAATTGAATCGCAAAGCCCCGACTTACCCAAGTCAAGAAAAACGTGGAGGACAGAAATTGGAACAACGTGACGCAGTACTAGAATTCATCCGCTCTCGTGGACAAAAACGCACAGGTGTTAAAACAACAGATGTAGGAGCGATTATTCCGAAAGAGGTTTTGGAGCCACAAAAAACACCTGAACGTCAGAACCCATTGCTCAACCTTATTCATATTGTCAAAGTAACAAGTGGTTCAGGTACTTACCCAGTTCTGAAAAAATCAAATCGTAAGATGACAGAAGTTGGTGAGCTTGAAGAAAATCCAGAATTAGGAAAAACAAAAATCACTGAAGTTGATTACAAAATCAAGACCTATCGTGGTGAACTTCCTATTTCTCGTGAAGCTATTGAAGATGCGCAATACGATCTCATCGGAATCCTTCAAGAAGATATCCAAGACCAAGACGAACAAACAAAATTGGCAATTGTTGCGGATGTTATGAAATCCGCAAAAGTTGTAAACGCTAGTGGACTTGATGGAATCAAGGACATTTTAAACACTAAAATTTCATCTGTCTACAAAAAATCACTTGTTGTTACAGATACCATGTTCAATGCACTGGATAAGATCAAGGACAAAGATGGCCGTTACATGATGCAGCCCGACATCACTTCACCAACTGGATACTCATTCTCAGGTAAAACAATTTATCCAGTTGAAGATACACTACTAGGTCAAGAAGGTGAAATGAAATTCTTCATCGGTGATGTCGAATACTTCCTTACATTGTTTGACCGTATGGAATTGACCGTGAATTGGGAAGATAATCATAAATTTGGTAAGAACCTTGCATCATACCTTCGTTTTGATATCAAGAAGACAGATGAAGATGCGGGAGTATTCGGAACCTACACTGATGCTGTAGCTTAAGGAGGTGGCGTATGAGCTATAAAGTAATCCGTCCTTTCAAGGACTTGGCTGATCCTGAAAAACATGACTATGCTGTTGGCGATATCTTTCCTCGTGAGGGATATGAGCCCACAGATAGCTTTACCAACGGTCTTTTGACTGGCGCTAACACTGCTGGCTCTATCTTCCTTGAGGTTTTGGGAGATGATGAGCCTAAGAAACCAGCTCCTGAAACAAAAGAAGTTAAGGAAGAGCCCGCAGTTGAGCAGGAAGAAACAGTTAAGGAAACTGCTGAAGAGCCTGCTAAGGAAGTTGAGGAGTAAGCATGGATGAAGGTCAGCTTTTAGAATTGCTGAAGCTTAAGCTGGGTATTTCAACCAGCTTGAGAGACAAGCCGTTAGAAAAAATCATTTCAAGTGTCATCACTGAATTGACCGATAACCTCGGTATCGAGCTTGTCGGTGAGCGTGCTGACCATGAAATGTTTATTGTTGACTATGCTGCTTATCGCTATGAGGGTGGGGTGGATATGCCACGTCACCTCCAATGGCGACTGCATAATTTACAGATAGCATCAAAGAAAGAGGTCAAGAATGTGGAATCATGAAATCAAACTGATCTCTAAAAAAGTCACAGGTAAGGACAAGTTACTACAACCAATCTCTGAAGATGTTGAAGTTACTCTGTTGTGTCGTAAAAAGAAGGTTACTCGCTCTGAATTTTATCAGGCGAATCAGGCGGGGCTTAAACCGAGCTTGGTTGTTGAGATTCGAAATTTTGAGTATGAGAATCAAGAGTTTGCGAAGTTCGAAGGCAAGCAATATCGTATCTTGAAAACCTATCCTATCGATTCTGAAATTTTAGAGTTGACTTTGTCAGAGGTCTTGAAATGAGTAATGACCTTGCTGATTTTATAGCGAAAGAGCTTGCAGCTTACTCTGATGAGGTTACTGAAGAAGTGGATAAGATTGCAGAACAAGTGGCTGATGAGACTGTGGACGAGTTGAAAGAGACAAGTCCGAAACGGTACGGAAAGTATCGTAGAAGTTGGAAAAAGAAGAAGTTGGCCAATGGCTCTTTTGTTGTATTCAACGCAGTTGCAAGTCTTACTCACATACTGGAGAACGGGCACCTTTCAAGAAATGGTGGTCGTGTCGCAGGTATCGTCCACATCAAGCCAGCTGAAGAAAAAGCGATTCAGAACTTTGAGAAGCGTATCAAGGAGATTGGGAAATGAAGCTATCAGACTTTGCTGCTATTTTGGAACAGGTAAACTTGCCTGTCACCTATCGAGCGTTTAAAACCGGGAACGCTCCTGACCTACCTTACCTGGTCTATTATGAATCAAGTCCAGCCATCAATACAGCTGACAACACGGTTAATCATCAGATTAAGAGCGTGACAGTTGAGCTGGCTTTTGAGAATAAGGATGAAGATTTGGAAGAACGTCTGGAAGAGCTGTGGACAACCCACGAGCTCTTTTTCGATGTTCAAGAAGAAACATTTATCGAGACTGAAAGACTCTATGTCAAGTCTTATACGGTCTATCTATACTAAGGAGGAATGACATGACTCAAGAAAATAAAGTAACCTATGGTTTAAAAAATGTTCACGTTGCGCCAATTAAATCAATTGGTGCAGATGGAGTGATTGCTTACGATGAAATTTTCCGCTTTCCTGGAGCAATGGAATTGACATTGGATCCAAAGGGTGAATCAACACCAATCAAAGCAGACGATATCGATTATCACTTCATGAACTCAAACGAAGGGTATGATGGGAAATTCAAAATCTCTCACATTATTGAAATGTTTGCGACTAAGATTTTGGGTGAAATCAAAGATGCTCAGACGGGTGTTTTGACTGAAAAAGCTGATGCAGAATTCACATCATTTGCCTTGCTGTTCGAATTTTCAGGGGACAAGAATAAAACACGTCATGTCCTTTACTACTGTTCAGCGAGCCGTCCAGGCAATGGCTCAAAAACCAAAAATGGTACAAACGTCAACGAGCGTGAACTTGGCTTTAAAGCAAGTCCTCGTCCTCTGGATTCGGTTGTTAAACGTTCTATCACATCAGCTGATAATAAGGAAATCTATGACAACTGGTTCAAGAAAGTGTATGAACCTACTGCGGTTGTAGCTTAAGGAGAAAATCTATGCGCAAAATCGTTTTGGTTGGTGATCAGGAGTATGAGTTGGGGACCAACGGCTATACTCCTATCGCTTACAAGCAACAATTTGGGAAAGATTATTTTCAAGATTTGTTCTCAATGTTGAAAAATCAATCATTCATGAATGAATTGAACAAGCTGGAAGCTGAAAAAGAATTGACAGCGACTAACATTGATATTTCAATGCTAGAAGAGTTTGATATGACCTTTTTCAACCGTCTTTTTTGGACCTTTGCTAAATCTGCAAATCCTCACATCGAGCCTTATGAACAATTCTTCATGGAAATGGAAGTCTTTCCGATTCAAGAAGTTGGGCCTGTGCTGATGGAAATGCTGAATGCGAGCATGACGACAAAAAAGCACCAGATGAATCAGAATCAGCTAGCGAAGAAATCTTCACAGTAGAGTCATACTTATCTTGCTGTAAAGAAACTGGATTGTCCATCGATGATCTAAAGCACATATCAATCGGAATGGCGCTGGATTATCAGACGGATTATGTGAATTTACGGAGTGAGGACAAAGGTGGCGAACGGAAGGCCACGCAAGCTGATTTTGACAGTTTTTAAGGAAAAAATGAGTGCTGAGAGAGCGATTCTGAGACCAAGTTCATTGGGCTGATTGCATTATCAGTCGTAGAAATTCTCTCAGCGCTTTTCTATTTTTTATGAAAGGAGGAAATATGGCAGGAAATATCAAAGGTATCAAAATTGAAATCGATGGCGACACGCAACCCTTACAGAAGGCGCTGAAAAATGTCAATAAGGCTGCTACTGATGCGAGTCAGGAGTTGAGACAGATTGACAAGGCCTTGAAGTTTGATACAGGGAACGTAACGCTCCTAACTCAGAAGCAAGAAGTCTTGCAAAAGCAAGTTTCGACGACCAAAGAGAAACTAGAAACCTTGAGACAAGCTCAGTCTCAGGTGGAGCAGCAGTTCAAAAATGGTGATATTGGTGCTGATCAGTATCGAGCTTTTCAACGTGAAGTTGAGACTACTAAGAATGTCCTTAAAGGTTACGAAGGTAAACTAGCAAACGTCAACCAGGCGCTTGCTGAGAATGGGAGTGCTACTCAGAGCAACAAGAACCAATTAAAAGAGTTGCAAAATGAGCAGAAGCAACTGACTAGTGAGAATGAAAGAGTAGTAAGTTCATTCAAATTGCAAGAAAGTCAGCTAGGAGCTAACGCAAGTGAAGCTGACAAGTTGGCACTTGCTGAGAAAAAGATTGGAGCTCAATCTGATATTGTTGCTCGGCAGATTGAAAACCTAGAAAAGCAACTAGCTCTTACAAAGCAAGAGTATGGTGAGAATTCAGCTGAAGCCAATAAGATGGAAACGCAGTTGAATCAAGCTAAAACAGCTTACTCGAATCTCTCTCAAGAGATGAGTAATCTTGAGAACGCTGGAAAACAAGTGAGCGGAACCTTAAGCGAGACAAACAATCTCTTAAAAGCTGAATTGCTCAATCAATTTTCCGAAAAACTATCCGACATCAGTCAAAAGTTAGTTGATTTCGGAAAGAGTGCTCTTGAAGCCTTTCGTCAAGTGGACGAGGGGATGGATACCATTGTCACTAAAACTGGCGCGACCGGCGATAGTTTGAAAGAAATGCAAGATATTGCATCAGGTATCGCAACAACAATTCCAACTGATTTCAGTAAAGCTGGTGAAGCAGTTGGAGAGGTTAACACCCAGTTTGGACTGACTGGTGATGCCCTCAAAGATGTATCCGTAGAAATGATTAAGTTTGCTGAAATCAACGGTACGGATATTACTAATTCAACAATATCAGCAAGTAAAGCTTTAGAAGCTTATGAGCTATCAACTAGTGATTTAGCCAAAGTCCTAGACTCTACAACCTACACAGCTCAATCAACTGGTGTATCTGTTGATGACTTAATGAAAAAAGCTATCGAAGGCGCACCACAGATTAAAATGTTAGGTCTTTCATTTGAAGAAGGTGTAGCATTGATCGGACAATTTGAGGCGAGTGGTGTGGACGCTTCAAGTGCTTTATCAGGATTAACGAAGGCAGCAGGCTCTTACGCTAAACAAGGCAAGACTTTAAAAGAAGGCCTTGTCGAAACAATCGATAAGATAAAGAATACAACTAGCGAAACCGAAGCAATGGGACTCGCTATGGAAATTTTTGGGGCTAAGAAAGCACCTCAAATGATTGATGCAATCAAGCGTGGTTCTTTTGATTTCCAGACATTCGCTGAATCTGCTGAATACTCAGTAGGAGCAGTTTCCAAGACATTTGAAGATACTCTGGATCCAATTGATAAATTCAAGACCGCACAAAACTCAGTTACGCTAGCTATGTCAGAGTTGGGCGCTGCAATCGCAGAAGTCTTAGCTCCTGTTTTTGAAATGTTAGGTAATATCGTCAAAGGTCTTGCTGAGTGGTTCGGAGGTCTACCTGGACCGATTAAAGAATTTGTTGTCATATTAGGGACAGTCATCACGATTGCAGGAGTAATAGCTCCCATAATCTTAACAATACAAGCTGTATTCATGTCTTCCTTTGGTGCCATGATTGCAGCTGCGCTCCCAATAATAGGAATTGTGGCAGGGGTTGTGACAGCAATAGCAGCAATCGTTGTAATTGTACAGCATCTTTGGGAGACAAACGAAGGATTCAGAGAAGCCGTAACAACCGTATGGAATGCAATCCTCGAGGTCATCAATGCGGTTGTATCAGAGATTTCTAATTTTGTCATGAGTATCTTTGGGACGGTTGTGGATTGGTGGACAGAGAATCAGGAACTTATTCGAGCAAGTGCTGAGACTGTCTGGAATGCCATCTATACAGTTATAAGCACAATTCTGGAAATTTTAGGTCCACTCATTCAAGCTGGTTGGGATAATATCCAACTTGTCATTACAACAGCCTGGGAAATCATCAAGACCGTTGTTGAGACTGCAATAAACGTTGTCCTTGGTATCATTCAAGCAGTTATGCAGATTATCAATGGTGATTGGTCAGGCGCTTGGGAAACTATTAAGGGTGTATTCTCTACTGTATGGCAAGCTATTCAAAGCATTGTTCAGACTATTTTCTCAGCTATCCAGAGTTACATTTCAAATACTCTCAATGGTATTTCAGGAACTGTATCAAACATCTGGAACGGCATCAAGGATACTGTCTCAAATGTGTTAAATGGTATATCTGGCACAGTATCAAGTGTTTGGGAAGGTATTAAGAGTACTATTTCAGGAGCTATCAATGGTGCAAAAGATGCTGTATCTTCAGCTATTGAAGCTATCAAGGGATTGTTTAACTTCAGTATCAGCTGGCCACACATCCCACTACCGCACTTTCATGTGAGTGGGTCGGCCAATCCATTAGATTGGTTGAGTCAAGGTGTTCCAAGTATTGGAATTGAATGGTACGCCAAAGGCGGTATCATGACCAAGCCAACCATCTTTGGAATGAATGGAAATAACATGATGGTTGGCGGTGAAGCTGGGAATGAAGCAGTGTTACCACTCAATGACAAGACACTTGGTGCTATCGGTCGAGGTATTGCTCAGACAATGGGTGGAACTTCACCGACCATCAACATTACTATTAGTGGGAATACTATCAGAGAAGAAGCTGACATTATTCGGATTGCTGATGAGGTTGCGCAGAGGATTGCTGACGAATTGCAACGTAAGACACAATTGAGAGGAGGGTTTGCATGATAAAGCATAATGAGCTTGTGATTGACGGTGTGAGGACATCGTCTTTTCCTTTTAAGGTCATTGTCCATGATTCTCCCTCAATTTCTCTGGGAGAGAGCAAGACAGCTCTCTTGGAGCACGGTGGCATCAGTGGAGCAATCGTTCAGACAAACAAGCATAGGGAACTGGTCAAGAAAACTTATACGATTTATTTGGTTAAACCTACTGAAGAACAGATGAACCAATTTATGAGTCTGTTTATCCGTGAGAAGTTCTGGCTAGAGAGTGAGCGAGTCAAAACAACTCGTCTTTGGTGCTATAAGGTCAATGTGAGCGACCTTGAAGAAGTGCAACCTGGTCTTTATATGACTAAAGCAACCTTCACTTGTCACCCTACCAAATACTTTAAAGACACCGATACACATAGATTGACAAGAAGTGGGACTTTGACTGTTCAAGGTTCTGCTCTTGCCTTTCCTAAAATCACAATCGTTGGCCAGAGCGCTGTTGAGACTTCGTTTACAATCGCTGGTCAGGTCATCCGTCTTGAACGACTCACTGAGTCGCTTGTGATGGTCAATAATCCTGACAATCCAAGTTTTAAAACAACAACAGGGAAGCCAGTCAAATGGTCAGGGGATTTTATCACAGTTGATCCAGCGAAACTTAAGAATGTTGGGGTTGTTTTGGGTCCAGGTATTCAATCGCTTGAAATCGAAACGGTTTGGGGGTGGGCATAATTGCTTTATCTACTTAATAAAGATGTAAAAACTGTTCGATGGAACGGGGAGCCACTTCATGAAGCAACTTCGGCGATTGTTAAAGAGACCATGAATGGTGATTTCACCTTAACTGTGAAATATCCTATTTCTGACTCTGGTATTTATCAACTTATTCAAGAAGATATGTTGATAAAAGCGCCGACTCCTGTTCTTGGTGCGCAGCTATTTCGCATCAAGAAACCTGTTGAGCACAATGACCATCTGGAAATCACAGCCTATCACATTTCAGACGATGTGATGCAACGTTCTATCACACCAGTAAGTGTGACTAGTCAGAGCTGTGGCATGGCTCTTTCTCGCATGGTTCAAAACACCAAAACTGCTTTGGGGGATTTTTCTTTCAATAGCGACATCCAGGATCGTAGGACCTTCAACACGACTGAAACAGAAACTCTGTACTCTGTATTGCTGGACGGTAAGCACAGTATTGTTGGTACATGGGAAGGCGAACTGGTTCGTGACAATTTCGCTCTGACAGTGAAGAAGAGTCGTGGTGAGAATCGTGGTGTTGTTATTACAACGCACAAGAATCTGAAGGACTACCAACGAACCAAAAACAGTCAAAATGTTGTTACAAGGATTCATGCAAAGTCAACTTTCAAACCTGAAGGCGCTGAAAAGGAAACGACCATCAGAGTGACTGTTGATAGTCCTCTTATTAACTCTTATCCTTATATTAATGAAAAAGAGTATGAGAACAATAACGCAAAGAGCGCTGAAGAGTTTCAGAAATGGGTACAGGCTAAGTTTTCAAATGAGGGCATTGACAAGGTCTCTGATGCTATCAAGATTGAAGCTTATGAACTTGATGGCCAAGTAGTTCACATGGGTGATACAGTCAACCTTAAAAGCAGGAAGCACAATGTCGATTCATTCAAGAAAGCTATTGCTTATGAGTTCGATGCTTTGAAGGAAGAATACATCTCTCTTACTTTCGATGACAAGGCAGGAACTGGTGGTTCTAGGGCTTCTGGTGGCTTATCTAGCGCAGCAGATGCCATCCTTGGGGTAACAGAATCTGCACAAGAAGTTGCCCTTGAAAAGGCTCTTCAAAATGCTAACTTAGACTTTGTTCATACGGCTGGATTGCTAAGACAGGAAATTTCTGACGGTATTGAACTGGCCAAAGCCAGAGCTGAAGAAGTCAAGAGAGAACTGTCTGACACTATTGACCAGCGCTTCAATAGTTTTAACAATGGCCCTCTGCAAGAGGCCAAGCGTAGAGCTGAGGAAGCCTTGCGAAACGCTGGCAGCAGCCACTTACTCGCTCAGGAAGCCAAGCGGATTAGTGAGCAGGCAACCGCTGATATAACCAAATTGAAAAACGAGGTTGTTGACGGCTATGTTGGAAAGAATACATATCGAGAGGGTATTCGTGGGATAGAGCGACGAATTGAGGAAGTGAAGACATCGACAGATGGCCAAATTGCTACTCAGATCGCTCAATACAAGCAGACAGTCGATGGGCAATTTGCAAATATTACATCGCAAATTGCTGGCAAAGCTAGTCAAACGGACTTCCAACGTGTAAAAGAAACTAGTCAGCTCTATGAGCGCATTATTGGTCGTAGTGAGTCGGATATTGCTGATAAAGTCGCTCGCATGGCTCTAACTAATCAGTTGTTTCAGGTTGAGGTTAGTAAGTATGCATCTCAAGGTGGACCAAATCTTATAAAAAACAGTGGGAATCCACAAGATAGCAAAAACTGGGGATATTGGGAAATCGGCCAAAATCCTGTCATTCGTGTCGGAACACATGATTTTTTCTTTAAAAACAAAAGAAATCTATTTTATGTCAACAACAAAACTAGAGATACTGTTCCAGCCTCAACCATTCGATTCTATTTGAAACGGAACACAAGTTATACGGTCTCTTTGACAGCCTTCAACACTTGGAACATGAGAGGAGCGACTATCTATTTTCTTGGCCGAAAATCCGGAGAAAATCAAACATTTACAAGAGTTGTGACGTTGGCTGATAACGTAAAGTTTTCATCAGATGAAGCAGTCAGAAAAACGTATACATTTAACTCTGAAGAATGTGATGAAGGTTTTATTCGTATTGACAATAATGGAACGACTGATAGTGATGTGGCGATACTCTTATTTGGCGATGTGGATGTCTACGAGGGCACGTCAACAAGACCGTGGCAACCATCCCCAGAGGACGATAACGAAGCTGTTCGCTCGGTTCAAAGTCAACTAGCTGGTTCGTGGGCTGTCCAGAACTTGACTAGCGCAGGCTCAATCGTTTCACAAATCAATGCGACTAACAATCAAATTTTGATTGAAGCTGAAAAAATCCGATTAAAGGGTAAGACCTTACTTGATGAACTCACGGCTATTCAGGGTTATTTTAAGCGCTTATTTGTCGGTGAAGGTGCATTTGCGAAGCTAAACGCTGAGATTATTGGTTCTAAGACTATTACAGCTGACAAGCTAATCATGGACCAAGCGATGGCTCGGATGTTCGTCTCAAGCGATATTTTCACGGATACGCTTGCTGCTAAAGAAGCCTTTATCAACAAACTTCGGTCAGTTGTAGTATCTGCGACCTTGCTTGAAGGATACAAAGGTCGAATTGGTGGCTTCCAAATCGGTACGCATGATAAGGATCCTAATACTTATTGGTTAACTGGTCAGAATCAGTTTTATGTAGGAATGAGTAATGGTGCTGGTAATTGGGGCAAAACAGCTCTTTGGGTTAATTGGGGCACGACTTGGGAGGCTCCAGGAAATTATGCTTGGTTTGTTAAAGAATCGGGCGAAATGTACTGTTACAATCGGGCGTATTTTTGGAACACGCCGGTAATAAATGGCGACTTACGTGTTACAGGTGATATCTACTACAACAATGAGAATTCAGGTAAATCTGGATACTGGATTTACTCTCCTCAATACAAACAAATCTTGAGCGAGAATGGCTACATGTATTTTGTTTGGAGTGGTGGTGGCTCTGATTGGATTCCGCTAAACAAAGAAATCTCAGACCGTCGATATAAGACTAATATCGAAGCTAGTACAGTCTCAGGTCTCGATGTTATTGAGCAACTCAAGACGTACAGCTATCGCAAAGAATACGATGGCAAAATCGAAGATATCTCTTGCGGTATCATGGCGCAGGATGTTCAGAAATATATTCCTGAAGCATTTTATGAAAATCCAGACGGCGCATACTCGTATCGAACATTTGAACTTGTGCCTTATCTGATCAAGGCCATTCAAGAACTCAATCAAAAAATAGAAAAATTGGAGAAAACAGCATGAACGAACAAATCAGCAGTCTGACAATCAAATCGTTGGGTGAGAGAGTCAGTAATGAAGCTACTCAATCAGCAACTCTAGAAGCTCTCTATACAGTAACCGCTATGGAACTGGAGCAGATGAAACGAATCATCGAATCAGACGAAGAGCTCAAAGCGAAATTTGAAGAAGCGAAAGGAAAAATGACAAATGGCAATTAGTAATTATGAACTAGCAAGCAAGCCTTACACTCGAGGTTTTGGGGATAATCTCAAGACAGTAGTTGAAATTCGTCTGTCGGAAGGCAGTCGCTACAGTACGAATATGCGTGAGTTGGCAGGAGACCGCACAACTGAACAAGAGGATGTCTTGATTCAAGCGGTGTTGGATATTATCAAGGCTGAACTAGATCCAGGTTCAGCAATTGTGAAGGCGCAAGCTGAGATTAAACAAGCAGTACAGACTCTTGCGAAAACAAATACAGACCTGACTGCTAACATAGAGAACCTTGATAACGTCTCAGCAATCACTGAGGTTCTCATTGCACTTGCGATTGGGCAGAACGGGGGAATGCCAACGAACACTTATAGCAAGGTTGCGCAATTCATCAAGCCTCTTGCAAAAGACCGTCGCTATGTGAACGGAGATATCGTATCGATGCCGTACCCTTACGACACAAATCCGAAATGGCCAAAGGAAACACCCACAATCCTGAAATTCCAGATGCAGGAATCTGAGGGGTACACCTGGAAAGAGCAACCTCTTGCTGAAATGTTGCAAAAAGGCATTTTGACAATTGTCATGCCAAGAATTGAGTAAAAGGAGGTTATATGCAAATCGAATTTTTTAATTTTTTCAGAAGCGTAGTCCAGACCGAAGATGGTCTGGTCTTGTACGCTCTAGCATTGATTGTCTCAATGGAAATCATTGATTTTGTAACAGGGACAATTGCTGCTATTGCAAATCCTGATATTGAGTATAAGAGTAAAATCGGCATTAATGGGCTCCTTCGCAAAATCTTAGGGGTTCTCTTGCTGATGATCCTCATCCCAATGTCTGTACTCTTGCCTGAAAAGACAGGCTTCGCATTCTTGTACTCGATTTATCTCGGGTACATCGCATTTACATTTCAATCCCTCATTGAAAATTACCGCAAACTAAAAGGAAATGTCACTCTTTTTCAGCCGATTTTAAAAGCGTTTCAGCGCTTGCTTGAAAAAGACGAAGATAAAAACAAAGGAGAATAACACATGCAACAAATCAATGAAATCATCGCAAATGGAGCAATCAGCATCCTAGTCATTCTACTAGGCATCGCAGTCAAGGCAGTCAAGGACTACCTTATCAAAAAGGGTGGTGAAAAGACCATCAAGATTGTTGAAATCTTGGCCAAAAATGCGGTGCATGCCGTGGAGCAAGTCGCATCTGAGACTGGTTATAAAGGCGAAGAAAAGCTGGAGCAAGCACGAGCTAAGATTCGTGCTGAGCTGACCAAATATAACATCAGCATGACTGACAAGGACCTAGATACATTCGTCGAATCAGCAGTCAAGCAGATGAATGATGCTTGGAAAGGACAGTAACCATGGATATTGATACAAGCAGACTACGAACTGACTTACCAGAAGTGGGAGAACAACCTTATCGACAAGTCCATGCACACTCAACAGGAAATCCCAACTCAACAGCTCAAAACGAAGCTGACTACCATTATCGCAAAGATCCTGAACTTGGATTTTTTTCTCACGTTGTGGGAAATGGTCGTGTGATGCAGGTCGGACCTGTAAATAATGGTTCATGGGACGTAGGTGGCGGTTGGAACTCCGAAACATATGCAGCAGTTGAATTGATTGAAAGTCATGAAACTCAAGAAGAGTTCATGCGTGATTACAAACTCTATATTGAGCTTTTGCGAAATCTTGCAGATGAAGCTGGCTTGCCGAAAACTCTTGACTCTGACAGTCTGGCAGGCATTAAGACACATCAGTATTGTACTAACAATCAACCTCGCAACTACTCAGACCATGTGGACCCATATCCTTATCTGGCAAAATGGGGCATTAGCCGTGAGCAATTCAAGAAAGACATTGAAGGTGGTCTGTCTGAAGCTGGATGGCGCCAAAATGCTTCTGGCTGGTGGTGGGAGGAGTCAGACGGCTCTTATCCTAAAAGTTCATGGAAGCAAATCAACAACGAATGGTTCCGGTTTGACGAACGTGGCTACTGCCTAATCAACCGTTGGTTCAATGATGGCAAAGATTGGTTCTATCTCGATAAACGTGGGGCAACAGTAACTGGTTGGGTGCACATCAATAATCGTTGGTATTACTTCAAGTCAGATGGGCGCATGGCTAAGGGATGGGTGAAATACCGTGAAGCATGGTATTACTTGGATGCAAAAGATGGCGATATGAAGTCCAAACAGTTCATTAAGTCGGCAGACGGTTCTGGCTGGTACTACCTTAATTCAGACGGAACAATGGCAGATAAGCCCGAATTCACAGTTGAGCCTAATGGCTTGATCACTACGAAATAATTTTTTAAAAATAGAAAGGAAATTTTCTAAAATATTGTTCTAATTGTTTAACCGCAGGCAATAGCTTGCGGTTTTTTTATTTTCTCTGAAAGTACTTTCTGAATTAAAAAAAGTTTAAATATTTTTATTAAAATACTTGACGAGCGTCAAGCATAGTGGTATACTATAATCAAGATAAGGAAACGAGGAAATCAAAAATGAAAAAAGAAGTTATGACACTAGCATGGGAAATAGCAAAACGTGGTGCTAAAAGATTCGGCGGTTCAACAGTTGAATATATCGCAGAAGCTATGAAAATCGCATGGGGAATCGTTAAATCAGAACAAGAAGAAACAGAACACTATAACTTAAAACAATGGCATGCAGTTGAAGCAAAAATGCGCCAAGCTGGTAAATATGGATACGCTAATATGCTCGGCGAAGCTAAAGAAGTACACTTCAACGAAGTGATGCACAAAGCTGGTGCTTACTACGGCATCGAAGTTATTGCAGACGGTTCTAACTACGGAACTTACTATATTTCAGAAAAAATTTGGGGTTAAGGAGAAGAATATCATGGTTACTGAAGAACAATTAAAAGAAGTGCTTGTTGGCATTTATGAAACAGACTATAAGGATGAACAAACTTTTGAAGAATTCGCAGATGGCTGGGATTTCTGGATTGACAAAGACGGATACATCTTAATTGAGGGACGTGGCATGAAACCGATTGATGGAATTCAAAAAGTAGGTCACGTAGATAACGGGGTGATATATGCTTATTAACACATCACGAGTTGAGGCAGTCTTGATGAATAAGGCTGTCTCAGCCTATCGTTTGGCAAAAGAAATTGGTATCCAAGAGAGCTCTATATCTCTCTTAAGAAATGGCAAAAAGGACCTTAACAAATTAAGCCTTGAGGTAGCTATGAGAGTTCAGGCTTGGATTGATGCCGGCAATTATAGTTTTAGCTACGATTACAGTGAACTAATCGAAGAGTTAGAAGCAGACATAGAGAAAGGGCTGGCAGACGAATATATTTATATTGTTCGTGGTGAATACAACGAGGTCATGGAGAAGTGCATGATTATCGACTATTATTATGATCCTGAAGAAATTGCAGAAGGCGATATCGCTGAAAAAGTCTTGACTAGCTCGGCGCTTGCTGAAGTGAAGAAAGATAACGAGATATTTTAATTAAAATGAGGAAGATTGATTTAACAGGCAACATTTACGGCCGTCTGACTGTTATCACGGATGATGGTTCAAGAACTAAGACAGGAAGAGTCTTATGGTTGTGCGAATGTTCTTGTGGTAATAAAGTTCACGTTCAATCCCAAAATTTAAAGGATGGTCGAACCAAATCTTGCGGATGCCTTAATGACGAGAAGAAGCGCGAGCGATTCAAAGACTTGTCAGGAACCGAAACGGATAACTTCAAGATTATTGACAGAGCATATTCTAAGAATCAGCGTGTATGGTGGAATTGTATCTGTAAGCATTGTGGTCAGAGCGTGATTCTCAATAATAACCTAATCAGTCATCAGACCTCTTGTGGATGCAGACGTGGAGCGTCTAAGGGCTATATGGACTCTATCCGAGATCCTGAGAGTCGAAAATCTACAAAACCAACTGCTAGAAATAACACGGGGGTTCGAGGTGTTTATTTTAATAAACGGAAGAAGAACTATCAGGCATTTATAAATGTTGACAAAAAACAGAAGTATTTGGGCAGTAGCACCTCTCTTGAAGAGGCTATAAAAATGCGCAGGGAAGCAGAAATAAAATACGGTTATAAACAAAACAGTGAGTAAAACTCACTGTTTTTGTTGCAATGTATGGGCATAATCAGTCATACTGATAGCATGTTTTAGGCGCATGTTCATAATATCTGATACACCATTTTTATATTTATCCACGGCCTGAATAGATACGCCACAGTTTTTGCTGATAGCATAAGCTGTGGCGTTGTCTAAAAGCCAGCGGATAGCTTCAATATCTACTGACAT